AACTATAAAAAGTAAAACAGAAGTAGATGCTAGAGAACCTATGAATAGAGAGCCAGTTAAGTTACAAGAATTTAGAGAACCAAAAAATTCAGCACCTGTTAAAATTTATGAAGATAAAGAAAATTTTCCTGGTGAAATATTTTTAATAACAGATCAAGAAAAAGAACCTGTTAAATATGTAGATGAATCAGTAACAGTTCCAGTTCCAATAGGTATTGACAAAGATCAACCAATTAAAGGTGTTGCACAATTTGAGGGCATGAATGAATTTGATAGATCTGAAATTGATAAACTGTATTTTGATCCAGAGCTTGAACAATATTTTATAGTTACAAATCAAGATGGAGAAGATGCACCTGAAGATACTAAACTTCAAGTACCGTTACCAAAAAATGTTAATTCTGATATAGCAAAAGCATTATCTCTTATAACAACTTTAGAAGGATTTTCTGATAAACCTTATAAAGATGGAATGAGATTTTCTAGTGGTTTTGGTACAAAAGCAAAAAAGAATGATAAAGCTATTTCTAAAACAGAAGCATTTCAAAGAGCATTTAAATACTTTGAAGTTAATGTGCAACCAATATTAAATGAAATTACAAAAACAGTAAACTTAAATACAAATCAAACTGCTGCTATTGCATCATTAATTTACAATGTTGGAGCAACACAGTTTACTAAGTCTGAAGCATATAAAAAATTAATAGCAGGTGATTTTCCTGGATTTGACAAACTAGCTTTTGGAGAAGAAGGATTTAATAAAGTTGGTGGTAAATTAAATGCTGGATTAGTAAAAAGAAGAAAAATTGAAAGCGAGTTATTTAATACTGCTTAAAGGAGTAAACTATGGACGATATACAAGTACCAGATAAATTAGCATGGCAACAAAACCGTAGACGTATTGCATACATCTCTATGTTTACAATGGTTGCTACAGTTATTGCATCATTTGTATTTCCAGATAGAGCAAAAGAAATACCAGCAATGGATGTCTTATTTATTTCTCTAGCTGCTATCATTGGTGCGTTCTTTGGTGCAGATGCAATGGTGTCTAAGAAAAAATGATTGGTGGATTAATAGGTCCAATAGCAAACTTAGCTGGAACTTTTCTACAAGGTAGATTAGAAAGAGCTAAAGCTAACACAGAAGTAAAAGTAGCAGAAGCTAAAGCAAGAGCTACTGTGATGGAGAAACAAGCTACTGGTGAAATTGATTGGGATCTTGAAGCTATACGTGGAGCAAGAAACTCATGGAAAGACGAGTGGTTAGTAATTTTGTTTTCTATACCCTTGATTCTTGCCTTCGTTCCTAACATGGAGTTGGTAGTATTAAATGGTTTTTCAGTATTAGAACAAATGCCTGAATGGTATCAATACTCTTTAGGTGTAATCGTAGCAAGTTCATTTGGTGTACGAGCTGCAACTAAATTTTTTAGGAGAA